AGACGGTACAGGCGAAGTCACTGCCATTGTAGCGGCATGGGTCGATGATACATTCATCCGTTTGGAAGAGAATCCGTATCCCCATAAGAAGCTCCCCTTTGCCGTTGTACAGTACTTACCGGTTGTCCGTAATAGTTATGGCGAACCTGATGGACATCTCTTAGAAGACAACCAGAAGATTGCAGGCGCCCTAATGCGGGGCATGATCGATAGCATGGCTCGGTCTGCTAATGGACAGATGGGTATTCGTAAAGATGCCCTTGATGCAACCAACAGACGTAAGTTTGATAGAGGGCAGGATTACGAGTTCAACCCTTCTGTGGATCCCCGACAAGGTATCTACATGCATACCTACCCAGAGCTTCCGCAGTCAGCACAGTTCATGTACCAAATGCAGAACATGGAGGCTGAATCTCTTACCGGTGTGAAAGCATTCTCAGGTGGTTTATCTGGAGATGCATTAGGTGATGTGGCCACAAGCGTACGCGGTGTATTAGATGCTGCGTCGAAAAGAGAGACGGGTATTTTACGTCGCTTAGCGGATGGCATGGTAGAGATCGGTCGAATGATTCTGGCTATGAATGCAGAGTTCCTCGAAGAAGAAGAAGTGGTACGTATTACCAACGATGATTTTGTACCTATTCGTAGGGACGACTTAGCGGGCAACTTCGACATTCACTTAGCCATTAGCACAGCTGAAGAAGACAACGCCAAGGCACAAGAGTTGTCCTTCATGTTACAGACTATGGGTAATGGAATGGATCAAGGCATGCGTAATATGGTGATGGCTGAAATAGCCAAGCTACGTAAGATGCCTGAGTTAGCTAAACGCTTGGAAGAGTATGCGCCTGAGCCTGACCCCTTAGCAGTAGAAGAACAGAAGCTACAGATTGAGAAACTTAAAATGGAAGTTGGCCTGTTACAAGGCAAGGTTCAAGAATCTATGGCGGGTGCTCAACTAGATGCAGCTAAGGCAAGACAGATAAGTAGTGATGCCGATCTTAAGGATCTTAATTTCGTTGAACAAGAGTCTGGCGTTACCCAACAACGAGACCTGGATAAACAACGGGCACAGTCTGAAGGTAATCAAGAACTAGAGAAAACTAAGTTCGGTCTTAAACAACGAACACTGCGTAGTCAGCAACTACATGATTACATTAATAAAAAAAGTTCAGATAAATAAAAATTAGGGTGATATTTTTCATCCTGTTAATGAGATGCCTATTAACTTAACTAGCAATGATAGGGTAGGAATATATATGAATGATGTAACAAAAGAGATAGAAATAAACATTGAAGAAGCCAAGGGGTTTATTAACCTAGCAGGACAACTTGATAGTTTGTTCCTTAACCCTGATTTTAAAGCAATCATGCTAGAAGGTTTTTTTAAAGACGAAGCTGTTCGCCTTGTTCATCTCAAAGGTGACCCTAGTATGCAGTCTGCTGAAAAACAAGCCTCCATTTTGCGCGAGATGGATGGTATCGGAACTTTGAAAGGATACTTCAGCGTTATTTACCACAAAGCAATGATGGCACAAAACGCCATTGAAGCTGATGAAGAAGAATTAGAATTGCTCCGTAATGGGGGTGATGACGAATGAGTGATGAAGCGAATGACAACTTCCTTGCCATGTCGGATGAAGAGTTTATGGCGCAGGATTTAGACGCCACAAGTAACGAAGAAACTGTGACGGTAGTTGATGATGATACCGAGGAAGTTTCTGAAGCTGAGGAAGTTACCGAATCCGATTCCGAAGTTACGGAGGGCGAAGGCGCCGCCGAGCCTGAAGTTTCTGAGGAAGAGGCTGAGGGAACTGACGAAGCTGAAGAAGATTCTGAGGGAGATTCTGATAAAGAAGAACCTGCTGCAGAAAAAACAGAAGCAGAACTGCATAAAGAATTCTATGACCAGTTGATGACCCCGTTTAAAGCAAACGGTAAAGACTTCCACATAGAGAATGCGGCTGACGCAATACAATTAATGCAGATGGGAGCCGGCTTCAATAAGAAGATGGCGGCACTTAAACCCAACTTAAAATCATTACGTCTTCTTGAGAAGCACGGCTTACTCTCTGAAGAAAAATTAAATTTCCTGATCGACATTGATAAAAAAGATCCTAAGGCAATCGCTAAATTACTGGGTGACAGTAATATTGATCCAATGGATATTGATGTTGATACAGGGAAAGAATACCGGGCGCCCGATAGACGTATTGACGACGGAGAAATGGAGCTGAATACTATTTTAGATGACTTGCAAGAGTCTCCTAAATATAACCAGCTTCTCGATGTAGTTAGTAATAAATGGGACAACAACAGTAGACAGTTAGTAGCTGCAACTCCTCAATTACTCAATGTTATTCACGATCACATGTCTAGCGGGATATACGATCAAATATCACAGACAGTTGAGAGAGAACGTACGCTAGGACGTCTACGAGGCCTAACCGATCTTGAAGCTTATCGCAAAGTAGGCGATGACTTAAACGAAAGGGGCGTGTTCAATAATATGAATACCTCTGCAGCTACACAGGAAACAGGGTCGCTCTCTGAATCTGCTAAGCGTCGTGAAGTTAACCTAAATGTCACTGAGAAGAAAGATGCAACACTTAGTAACAAAAGAAAGGCTGCCGGAGCTACGAAGTCAAAGGTCAATGCGGGTAAGTCAATAGACTTCAATCCGTTATCGATGTCTGACGAAGAGTTCATGAAGCAGTTTAATCCTGACCTCATGTGATAATAGGTACTTAAAATGACACAGATTTATAATGATCCAGCTGGCGGTAACCCGTCTACTATCGGCACCCAAATGAATACGTTCAAGTGGGACAAAGCGGCACTTATCGAAGCACAGAAGAAGCAATTCTTCATGCCTCTTTCAAGCGTTACTAACATGCCTAAGCACTTCGGTAAGAAGATTAAAAAGTATCACTACTTACCTTTGCTAGATGATGCCAACATCAACGATCAAGGTATCGACGCTAATGCTGTAACTATCGATTCAACTAAGTGGTCAGCATGGGATAAGAACACCGCTTTATTAGGTAACTCTTACGCCGATGAAGCTACAGCGTTAGCCGCTGTTGGTGCAGTAGTTGTACAACAAAACTCGGGTAACCTTTACGGCTCATCTAAAGATGCCGGCCTTATTTCTGCCAAGTTACCTACGTTGAGCGAAACTGGTGGTCGTGTTAACCGTGTTGGTTTCACCCGCATGGAACTTGAAGGCACTATTGCTAAGTTCGGTTTCTACGATGAGTACACGCAAGAGTCTGTAGACTTTGATTCTGACGAACAGCTCGAAATGCACATCCGTCGTGAGATGATGTACGGTGCTACCGAGATTTCTGAAGATGCGCTACAAATCGACTTGCTAAGTTCTGCAGGTGTAGAGCGTTTTGCAGGCGGTGTTATGAGCATGGCTACTGTAGATGACTCTGCTGTTACTTACGGTGATCTATTGCGTTTGTCTATGGATCTCGACAGCAACCGCACGCCTAAGCAAACCAAAGTAATCACTGGTACTCGTTACGTTGACACCCGCACTATTTCAGGTGGCCGCATAATGTATATTGGTTCAGAGTTGATCCCAACTATTGAAGCAATCGTTGATACTCACGGTAATCCTGCGTTCATCTCAATCGAGAAGTATGCTGCTGCTGGTAACACTGTTAATGGTGAGATCGGTTCAGTAGGTCACTTCCGCGTTGTGGTAGTACCTGAGATGATTAAGTGGGCAGGCGCCGGTGCAGATGCTACTGGTACAGCTACTCACCATGAGACTGGCGACAACTATGACGTATTCCCAATGTTAGTTGTTGGTGAAGGTTCATTCACTACTATCGGTTTCCAAACTGACGGTAAGACTGTGAAGTTTAAAGTTAAGCATGCTAAACCTGGCTCAACTGAAAGCTATGCAAATGACCCATTCGGCGAGACTGGCTTTATGTCAATCAAGTGGTACTACGGTTTCTTACTAGAGCGTTCTGAGCGTATTGGTTTAATCAAAACTTCAGCAATTATGTAAGTGATTTAAAAAACTAAAAAGGGTGGCCTTCGGGTCACCCTTTTACTACTCAATTAACGGAGATATTCCGCAATGACTGACCAACCAGAAGAAGTACAAGAATTAGAGATTGATGCACTAAAGAATCGTGCAGACACGTTAGGCATTACCTACCACCCAAATATCGGTGTGGACAAATTACGGGATAAAGTGGCTGCTGCCCTTGAACCTAAAGCTGCCCCTACCAAAGCCGCTGTAAAAGAAACAGAAGGCGAGAAGAAATACCGCATTAAACGGGTAGCTACAGAGTTAATTCGTGTACGTGTTACGTGCATGAACCCTAACAAACGAGAGTGGACAGGGGAGATATTCTCAGTAGGTAACAAGTACACGGGTACTATTAAAAAGATGGTACCTTTTGGTGTTGAGTGGCATGTGCCACGTATTATTCTGAATATGATTCAGGATCGTAAGTGCCAAATTTTCGTTACACAACGGGACGGTAAAGGTCTAAAGGGTAAACTCATTAAAGAATTTAGTGTAGAGGTCTTACCTAACCTTACCTCGAAGGAAATGAAAGATCTTGCCCAACGTCAAGCGATGGCAGCTGGCGAGTAACCCCACTAGAGTGAACTCAGGTATATAGAATGGCGATTACTAATTCAGACTTAACCACCGTATCCTTAAACGGTGAAGGCACCTTCGATGTCCTCATGTCGGCCGTCAAACTACACTTAAAAGGTGAGTATGACAGTGGACGTATAAAAGGTACCGAGTACTCGTCAGTATATCTGGGTTCACTCACCCAAGTATTAGGGCAGTCTGTTCAATTTCTATTAGAAAAAGAGAAGCGTAGTTTAGAGCTTGAACTTTTAGAATTAGAGAAAGAACTGGCACAAGCCAACATAGAAAAAGTACGTGAAGAAATTAACCTAGCTAAGAAGCAATTAGAGTTATTAATTCTACAACTTCCTAAGATGGAAGCTGAGACTCTATTGCTACAGCGTCAGGCTGCTTCGCAATTACTACAAGACGAGTTAATAAAAGCCCAGACCTGTAAGACCCAAGCTGAGTTCGACGTCATTGTTGAACAGAAGAGTAAAACAGCAGCCGAGACTGGTTTCATTAATCAGAAAAAGGTTACCGAGATCGCACAGATCAACAGTGCTGGTGTCGATGCAGCAAGTATAGTGGGTAGGCAGTCTGCCCTTTATGGCGCACAGGCCTCAGGGTTTGAACGCAACGCAGAAGAGAAGGTAGCTAAACTACTTATTGATACGTGGAACGTACGCCGTACAACCGATGAAGGTGTATCGGCTAACTCCACTAACCGGTTAGACGACGATAGTGTAGGACGTGCGGTAACTAAGTTAATGGAAGGCATCGATGCATGATAGCCGCATACTGGTATATTAATGGGGTTATTCAGCAGTAAGACCAAGCACCGCTACTCAACATCTGTTACGCGTATAATGGAAGATGACCTAATCTCCGAT